AAATTGCATTAGAAGCTAGAAATATTTTTCTCTAGTAGAAATTACATCAGATTCATTTCTAGCTTCTAATGCAATTTTTACTAAATTTATACTTATAACACCCATATTGTTTCTTCCATCATATTCTTCAAGACCTGTTGAAGGATTTACCCAACGATGTAAAAAGCTACGACAACCCATCGGGGATTTAAAAGAAGAAGATTTTTCAATATCAACTACTCTATGTTCTTCATCTTTATAAACTACTTCACCGCCAGAAACTTTACAAATATTTTCATAATTTAAAATATCTGGATACATTCTAGTTGAAGAACATTTCATAGCTAAACATCTAATATCATAATTAGGATCTTCTTCATAGAAGTTAATACCTTTACATTGAATAAATAAAAGCTTTGGAAATACTGGTGTAGATTTATTCTTTCCAATACCTTCAATTCTTATTTTAAGTATAGATTCTTGAATCATTCTAGATTCAATTGATGTTCCAAGACCGAATGAGATGCTTACAAATGGTGTTTGCTTACCAATTTATATTTTCATATAAAAATAGACTATCTCTTAACCATATTTTTAATATAATTAAAAACTTAGGTTGGTGACACTTCGGTTATGTTATATTAATATAACACAATATAGAATATTTCAATTCTATCCCTACTCTACTCTCTTTCATATATTGTTATATATGTGATTTCGATAGTCGTTACACTTTTCTATTTTATTAATAAAATAGACTTAGCTCGGTATTAGCATGATTATAATATTTTCCATTCAAAATTATTCCAAAAACAATGTCCATTATTTTTTCTTAGTTTAGTTGCTAAATTTCTAGAATTTTCAATTGTTTTTCCAATACTTTTAGCAGCTTCTCTAATTGATAAAAATAATTCATCTGTTGTTAAATTCATAATTATTTTAGTTCTATTTCCAATTAAATAATCTGGATTTATTTCTAAATTTTTATTATAAGACCAAATTTCATTATTATAAATAATAAACTCTTTTTCTTTATTTTTAATTTTTTTTAATCTTTTTCTAAGATGTTGAAGATCTTTATTTGGATAATGATTTTGAATTTCTTTAAAGAAATAATAAGATTTACAAGTAGTGTTATTATAAATTTTATTTTCAGTAAAATAATCATTTATTATTTCACCTTTTTCATTTACATATCTATATACTTTACTACCAACTGTTTGTCTATCTCCTCTACAAACAGCATATAATTTAGAAGCTGGAATTTTTTCGGTATTGATGCAAATAACACCATTTTCATAAATAATATCATCAGTAACATTATAAACCATTTTAGATGCTGGATTTAGTTTTCCAGATTTTCCATACATATGATTTAATGTACCAATTTGTTTTTCAGAAATTATTTTTTTACTTTCTTCCGATAATATAAAAGAGGATTGTCCTCCAGTTGTTCTGTTATATCCATAACCAGTATCATCAAAAGAATTATATTTCTTTATATAAAATTTTTCTAAATTACATAATTCATAAAAATTTTTAGCAGAATCATCAATAATTTCCCATTTAAAATTTTCTCTTCCTTCTTCATGTAGCATTCTATCAAAATATGTAACTTTTTTATTAGTCCATGCATTTTCATGACCTTTTCTTCGTTCTTTTAAACTTTTTGTTGTAATACCTATGTAAATTTTATTATTTTTAATATTTTGAGCTTTATAAACAATTAGCATAATAAATTTCCCTTTCTGTGTATAAAATGTATTATAGCTAATTGTTATAAAATAAATTATAATTTTAGCTTTCACCGATAGCAGTTATAAAAATAACTACACCCTCATTTTGAGGTTCATCACCTTATTCACTTATATATTTCTATATAAGGCAGCCAATATGTTAACCGTTAGTCGTGAATAGAGTGTTCACTTGATATTCTAAACATTGAATACCATCATAAACAACCTTTTCAATTTTTTTCATAGCATTATCAATAATTTTCTTTTTATCAACTCTTGAAATATTAATATTATTTCCAATACTATGATCAGTAGCTTCTAAATACTTATTAATATTTTCAATGCTATCTGTATAAATAGGTAAAATCATTTCATTCCATACTTCGTCAATATCAAAATTACTATCGTCAATATCTTTTTCAAAGTTTATATAATCTTTAATTTTTTCCTTTAAGATTTTAATATAACTTTTAACTACATATGGAACTAAACCTTCATCAATTCTATTAATAGTTTGTCCACCATATTGAGAACAAGCTACGCCTTGAATAATTTGGCTTACTAAAGTACAAGCTACATCAAAAGATTTAGGAGTTTCAATTAATGCATTACCTACAATAAATCCTTTTTCAAGCATAGTTCTATAATCAATAAGCATACAATTATACATATTGAATAAAGGTGAATAATCTTCATCATGCCAATGAATATAGTTATTATCTCTATACTTCTGAACTCTAGGTGGAATTAAATGAAGATCCTTAGTAATCTCTTTAGCAACCGTTCCTGCTAAAAGATCTCTTTGAACATAAAGCTTATCGGCAGCTTTATTAGCATTTTCTGCAATAATATCTGGATCTGTATAATCTAAAAGACCATGAATCTTTTTCACTAAATTAGAACTTCTCATTCTACTAGCATCTCTAGCACCTCTGAATGATGTATATTCTCTAGCTACTTCAGGATTTTCATCCATAAGAGTAGTTTCTACAGTTCTTTCAATTTCATGAATATCAACTTCATTATCAAAGTTAATATAGATAATGTCAGATACAGTATTAGTAATATCATATGCAGTGTCTAAATCATCAATTTTATTGAGCTTAGTCATAGCTTTAATAATAGCATTTGTAATTTTATTAGGATCGAATACCTCTTTTCGACCATCTCTTTTAATTACATACAATTTTTTAATATCTTCCATGTGAATTTCTCCTTTACTAACATAGAAATTTTCAAATTTGAATATTATTTTGTTATATCCCTACAAAAATAAAAATCGCCATGTTTTATCTAGAAATTTCATCCATTATAATATCATTTTATAATGGATGATTTAATTCCTAAATAAACTAAAATTAATCAAATGATAATGATTCATCATTATATTCAAAGTCACTTTCAAGCTCTTCATCATTATCTGAAGTACTTATATTAGTAAACTTTTTTCTTTTTCTACTATTACTCATTTCAATAGTTTTTACATTCTGATTAGAATTAGCTATAACATTAATATCATCTTTATCAGGTGAATCTGAAATTCTTTCTACTCCAAGAGGTTCTGCATTATCATAATCAGTAGCAATTTTAAAGTTACAGTATCTTGGATCTTTTTCAAAAGGCTGTGCAAAATAATCAATACCACTATCACCTCTAGCCATGATACATTTAAATGTCTGATAATAAGTATCTGAATCTTCATCCTTTTCTCTATTAGTAATGATTGTATAATCAGCATTCTCATAAATAAGTGAAGATTCACCAACCTGAGAACCACCTAATTTTCTAGCCAAATCTTTCTTTCTATTTGATTTAGCAGATTCAACAACCTTAAGACCATCTCTATTAAGCTGTGAAGCCGTTAATACTGGAATCTTTCTAATCTTAGAAAAGTTACAAAACTCATTAATTACTTCACCTAATTCATCTCTTTTTTGTTCTGTTCTATAAGCTCTTTGAGAATGAATTCTCTTAATATAATCTTGTGCTACAAATATAATTTCTTGATTATCGATTAAAGCATAATTTTCATATAGCTTATCCAATTCACCTGTATCTACAGACATATGAGTTCTAAATTCAATTCTTAATGCAATACCAGTCTTTTCAATGGTTTCTTTTTCAATTACATCTAAGATATTGTCAACATCTTTATCTGTAATATGATACTTCTTAATAACCTTTCCATTTTTATTCTTTTCAGTAGTATATTTAAAATCAAACTTAATACCTAAATATCTATAAATTCTTTCAAATGTTTCAATCATACTATTTTCCATAGTGAAATATAAAACAGCAGGTGTCTTTTCAGGATCTTTTAACTGATAATCAACATAATTAGTTACTATATTCATAACAATATTAAGCATTGTACCTGATTTAAAACTCTTTGCAACACCTAATAATAGATAACATCTTTCTTCCTGAAGTCCACCTCCAAGCATTTTATCCAATAGCTTATAACCTGTTGGAATTTTATTACCTGGATTATAAATACTTTCAAGGGATTGTCTAATAACTGTCTTAGCGTTATGTCTATCAGTAATATTAAATGAATTTAATTTACCATCGGTGTCCATTGAATTAAGATTAAATTTTCTATTCAAATTAATCAAGACTTCTTTAGCTACTGGTAGAATTGTTTCATTTGTCTTAGGATCTGGATGTTCAAATGTTTCAATAACTTCTTTAAGTATAGGAATATCTTGATAAATACTAATTGAATCTAATTGATTCTGAATGAACTTATTCCAATAAATGATTTTCTTTTCATCAAATTCATATTCCTTTGCATGATCAAAAACCATATCAATAGTTGATCTTGGAATCTCTGTTTCATCATTTCTTTCAATAATAGTTTCTTTAAGTTCACTTATACTATCAACGGTATAATCAATATTAAGATTAAGTATTTCCATCAACAATCTTAAAAGCTGAATAGATGTTAATTCATTTTCCTCATTAAATGATTTTTCAATATCAATCATATTAATGTATCTTCTAAGATTAACTAAATTACTAACGGTGATTAAATCATTAATTGTCAACGAATAATAAAGAAGCTTTGAAATAGTTGACAATGGTAATTTAATCTTGATTTTTTCCTTTTTAGTATTTTTTGATTTTTTCTTTTCAATATAAGACATTTTGCATTTACCTCCTACAGCAAACTATACTATTGTGTTACGTGCGTTTTGAAAATAAAAAACACAGATAGTGCTTTAAACACTATCTGCATTAGAAATAAGTTTATTAATAACTTCAGTAGATACTTTCTTACCAGTTGTTAATTCAATATACTTAGCAATTGATTTATCAATAGGCAATTCTTTTTTAAATAAGAAATTGAATCTTTCATCCACTACATCTTCTGGAATATCATTATGAGTTTCAATCTTAATATCAGAAGATAATACTCCTTTTAATAAGTCTTTATTATCTTCATCTTTACTAATAATTACTTTAAGATAATCACAAGTAGTTTTTTCATTCTCAATAAACTCCAATTTTTCTTCAGTAGTTTCAAAGTTATAATCATTAATATTAATAATTTTATAGACTGAAGCATTCTTATTCTCATAAAAGATAGCTTCTGTATCTCCAGTTTCAGGATTAATAGTAGTTAATAAGAATCCTTTATCCTCTTGATCAGCGAAACTAAATCTTTCAAAAGATCCTACATAAATTATTTTATCTTCATCTTTATAATTCTTTTTATCATGAATATGACCAAATATTGTAAAGTAATTACAGATATTATCAAGAGTATCTACTGAATGAACAGATTCATTTCTTCTAAGCTTCTTTTTATCTTCTTCATTTCCTGTAAAAGCTACAAAATCAATCATTCCATGACCAAAAATCATGTCATAATTTTCTTCAGGATTGAGAAATTTATTATAATAGCTTGAATAATTTTCAGGATATTCTTCTGGAAGATACAAAATTGAATAATCGTATACTTTATTCTTACCAAATGGAATACTAATAATTTCAGTTGAAACAGTTCTGAAAATCTTAAATAATGGATATTTTACTTCAAGATGTGAAAAATTATTAAGTTGGTTATTATCATGGGATTTTGTACCATTGATAATTCTTAAATAGAAATTATATTTCTTAGATAATTCACATAATTCAGTAACAAATCTTAATACATAATTAGCAGAAGCTTCTGTCATCTTTATAACTCTATCAAATAAATCCCCCTCTATAACAACCATATTTAAGTGATCATACTCTTTAATGATATTTGGAATTTCTTTTAAGAAATTTTCATTCAAATCATTATATAGCTTTTTATCATTCTTCTTACCAAAATGAATATCGGCTATATTCAATACGTTAAAATTATTATTTTTCATTTTTCAAATTCTCCTTTAAAATATTTTCTATATTATCATAATCAGTATATTTAATCCTGATTAATTTAATATTCTTTTCTTTACAATAATTATCCTTGATAGAATCTCTTCTTTGTTGAATTGAAAGATTATCGTACCAAGTTTCATTAAAATGTTGTACGCCATCGTATTCTAATAATACAAAATTATTATCATTTAGATTTATTTTAAAATCAAATCGTAATGGGAGTTTATTCTTACAATCTGAAAAAGAAAATTGTGTTTCATAGTTATAATTATTATCATCTAACCATTGTTTAATTTTATTTTCTCCTTTAGATGTATTACAAGCAGGACATCTTGTTCCATCATATAGAAAATGCTTTGCAGATATCCAAGATAAATTATTACATTTATTATGTCTAATTAATATTTTATCTCTACATTGATTATATTTTGATAATACTTCATACTCATCTCCTACTAATGATTTAACTTCATTTAAGAATTCTTCATGACTTTTTCTTCGGTTTAATCCAGCTTCTTTTAAAGAGCATTTTGGACATCTATTATTATTCTTTAAAAAATCATGTGCTCTCATTCTAAAAGTACTTTTACATTTTTTATGATAAAATAAAATTTTATCAGAATTTTTAGTACCATCACTTATGTATTTTGATAGTACTTCATATTCATTTCCTACTAAATTATATACTTCTTTTATAAAGTCTTCATGACTACGTTTATATCTACCAGAACATTTTGGACACCTGCTATTATTACATAAAAAATTATGAGGTGTTACTGAATATTCATAACCACATTTATGTTTGACTTTTAATTTGGTTTTATTATTTATATATTTATCTATAAATTCATATTCATCTCCCACTTTGTCACTAACTTCTTTTAAGAAGTCTTCATTACTTTTTCTTGCTGGCATTGTTAAACTATCCTCCAAATAAAAATTTTATAGATTATTAAATTATCTACATTAATATAATATATAAATAAATATTTTTATTTAAAATTAATTAAAAATGAATCTTAATACCAATAAAGGTATTAAGATTCATTAAATTATTCATCAATAGTTTCTGTAGAACCAGTAAGATCTTTAAGTTCTTCTTTAGCTTTCTGAAGTTCATCATAATTATCGCCTTTAATATCCTTAGTAGATTCATTAAGAATACTATTCTGTTCTTTAATAAATTCTTCAAGGAATTTAGTCTTATCAGTCTTAATCATAGAATCATAAATACCAGCATCTTTTTCAAACTTCTTCATATTTTTAATTCCATCAGATAAAGTTTTCTTCATATTTTCTTCAATAGGAATAACTTTACCATCTTCTGAGTCTAAGTCTACTTGAAGAAAAGCCATATTTCCATAAATTGGAGTACCATAAAAACCTACATTATATTCTGTATCAGGATTAAATTGATCATAATCCATAAACATTGTAAATTCATTAAAAGGACTTGGTAAATAACCAGCATTAGCAATTTTTCCTGGAATTTCAGTATTACCATCAGTATTTGTAACTAAATCAATGATTTTTAAAAAAGCATCATTAAGACCTGCTTCTGAAGTATTAAAACTAAAATCAATATATTCTACATCTTGTTCACCTGGCTTAACAATTCCAATAAAGCCATTATATTCATTGATATTTTCTTCCATAATTAAATACACTCCGTTCTTAATATTTTTTATTTTTTTAATTTATATTATATAAAAATTAATTTAACCTCTTTTTATATAATATAGTTTATTTTAAATTTATAAAAAAAAAACTAAATATTATATTTTTAAAGAAAGAAGGTTATTTATCTATGAGTTATTTAGATAATATTTATTTAGAAGGTTATTATGATGCTTTAGAAGAAATGGAAGATGACTATTCTAATGATTATGAAGATGCTTATTTAGAAGGATACTATACAGCTTTAATGGAAACATCAAGAGCAACTAAAGAATTAAAAAAGAAATATAAAGTACCAAGATATAGATTTCTTAACGATCGTAATGCTTTTGAAGACAAAAAATTTCGTTTATCCAATGGAAACGATGCTAGAGTTCATAAGGCTACTTCTTCAGATAGAGGAGTATCAGGAAATCTTTATTCTATAGGTAGTAAATATGGAAAACCTAATTCTACTGAAAAATTTTTACCTGAACTTTACTCAAAACATTATGATAGTAGAATTGCTACAAAAGGTAAGTATGGCAAAGAAAAAAATTTATGTGATGACAATGACAATATACATAAATTTTATAAAGATGGCAAAAATACAATAGTACATGATAGCCAAAAAGAGAAAAAAAAATGGTATGAAGATGACAAAAGAACTAAAAGTAGAGTCACTTTTAAAGATAAAGCTAAAGCAGATTATGGTTTCTATGCTTTTAAAACAAAAGATGGTGGTAAATGGAAAAATGAATTTAAATTTAAAAAATAAATTTTTAAACCAACCCTTAAGGATATTTGCCTTAAGGGTTTAATTTTTATATTATACGAAAACAAACTTTTATTAGATTACTTAAAAGAGAGGTGTATAAAACATGAAACGATTAAATGATTCAGCAATTTTTTCTAAGTTAATTAATAATACAGAATTAATTAATAAAATGAAGTTAATAGTTTCAAGAAATGGTATAACTTTATTAACTCCAAAAGATTTAGAATCATCTTATTCAGATATAAATAGAAGAATTAAATATTCTACAAAAGGTCCTATCATGGATAAAATAGCTAAAGGAATCATTGTTCCTTTTAGAGATGTTAAAACTAAAACTCCAACATATCTTCCAACTATTACTGGAAAAGGTGTTAATGGAGATTTTAATATTTATGTAAATCTTGAAAGATATATGAATTCTTCTGGTGAAATTTATCCTAAAACTTTCTTTGCTTTATTGCAATGTTGTTTAATGTCTTATGAATTTGCAAAGAAATGGGATACTTATGTAAATAATCTTGATTTTGTTAAAGATGCTAGTTTTATTTATTCTAGAATGACTACTAAAGTTCTTGATAAAACATTTGCTTTAGATTTAGATACCTTTAATTCAGATTTACTTTCATTCATATTTGCAAAGTTCTTTATTGTAAATATGTGTGGAAGAGCAGACAATGATTTAAATGATAATATTGCATATAAGTGTTGCTTTAATAAGTCTTCATTAGATTTAATTAAACAAGAAGAAGAATCTTTAAGTCCTAATAAATATAATTCTTTCTTTGAATTAATAGATGCTCTTAAAGAAATTAAGTCAATTAAATCAATTAATGTAAGATCTTTTATTGAAAATTTCACTAGAATGTTTGGTGAAGGAAGCCTTTTAGCATTAGATTATTTACCTTCATTTATTCAGTGTGTTACTAGTGCTGCTATAGGTGGCGGTTTAAATAAAGACTATATGTATGAAAGTGTAGCAGGAAAAATTATTCAGAACTTATATTTAACTATTACAAAGTTAATTTCATATTAATATATAAAGGAGGGAAAGATAATGGCTGATAAAAGCGGTATTTTTTCGCTTATAGATGAAAAAAAGTTTAGGTATAACAATACAGATGATGATTATACTTACAAAATTGAAAAAATTTTTAACTATGAGAATTATCTTTTTGTCCTTTTTAGTAAATTGTATTTAAAAGAAAAAAAAGAAAAAGATGAAGGTGATTCCAACGTTTGGAATCACCTTTATTTAATTACAATTGAAAAGAATGGACGAAATATTACTACAAATGATATAGATGATATTTTAGATACTAATGGTAATGAATTATTCAATATTATAAAGGATGGAACAGCTAAGTTAGCAGACTTAGAAATTGGTAAATATAAAAATGTATTCTTTATTAATAATGAAAGCTTTGCTGTTAGTATTGTATTAATGACTGGTGATGATAAAGAAGCTAATTTATGGGCAAGAATATATAGAAAATTAGAAAATACTGATAAAGTTACTTTTTATAAATTAGATAAAAAAGAAGATAAAGGATATAAATTAAATTCTACTAAAGTTACTAATTCAAATGATTATAGTCAATTTGTAACATTTTATACAGATAGTAGAAACTGGGATCAAATGGAAGTTAATGGTTTTGGTAGAATTGCTTCGAATATACGTAGTTTACAAAATTTACTTATTAATAGTGATAAAATTGAAGATGAAAATGAAAGAAGGTTATTCCCAGCAAATAAAAAATATTTATATAATTATGAATATTATTTTGATTGGGATAAGACTGGAGATGGCTATGTTTGGAAGTTATTTTATTATAACTCTAGATATAGAGATTCTGCTGATACTACTGAATTTGGAAAGACTAATCCTTATAAAACATTTCCATTTAGAGAAAAAAATTATTTTAGCGGATTAGGTTATATTGATATAGATGATAAAATCCATTGTTATTATTATCCTGAAAATACTTATATTAATGATACTTATTTTAATTTAGATATAGATGATAATTATCTTCAACCAAATTTTGATATAGGTGACCCATTAGTTATATTAAATAATTTATATAATTATACAGATAAAGATTTAAATGATAATTTTAAATATAGCACTACTATTAATAGTTTTTACTTCGTTCAAAATCCTATTTTTTATTTAAATGAAGATAATGATGTAAT